ATATTGCCGTAACGATGGAAGAAGTGCTTACACTGGTTACAGTTATGCACAGAAGATTCAGGGTCACGGAAAATCGGGTCTTCACCGAAACCTCTCATGTAGGCTTGCCAAATCTGGTCGCCTGTAACTTTACTACGGAAGAGTTTGCCAGTGGCACACATCTTCATAAACTGCTCTTGCAGCATCTTTGATTCTAAGTTCTCCATATTACTTTCTGTTAGTATTGAATAAATCGTATTCTTGTAATTTAGCAATCTTTTTCTTTAAGTCCCAGAGTCGCATACAGCCCAAGTGAGCAAGTTTTAGCTGCTCCTGTTCTGAAAGTTTTCTCGCCCATTTTCTACGCCCGGCCATTGTCACAAAGTCAATGTCAATCCATTCACATTCGTTACCGCGCCAGTCGTGGTTATCATAGGTTATGAGTCCGACATTAGCGGGAACTCCATCTTTGAGTCCGACAATTCTGACTCTGCCATTAGTCTGAAGTTCCTGAACGTACAGAGCATCTTTAACTCTCTCACGAATCTTTTTCGGCACACAGAAGAAGAAATAAGCAACTTTCATGTCGTTATGGGTATGCTTTTTCTTGAAGTCTTTCTGAAAGTCTTCCCATGACCGTTTGATTTCAACCTCAGTCAGATAGCCAGACTTTGACAGAGAGACCAGATCAGCCTCGTAACTAAGCAAGCCCCATGACACATTTGGAACGACGATGTTTCGACGTTTGTTGAAATGGTCAATCTCTGCCAGCCTTGCCTGTATCTGCTCTATTGTGAGGTTTGTATCTAACATTTTCTTATCGCTTTTTCTATTTCTAATCTGACCTGTCTCGGACTGAGGTTGAACACCAGTACGAAATCTTTCTCAAAGTCTTTGCCGTTGTTGGTGTAAACAAACTTGCTGATACTTGATTTCTTCCGAACATGGTCAAGTTCCAAAACTACTATCTTCGTCGCTGCCACCTTTGACTTGGGATGGGCGAAATGTCCTCTCATGCACTTGCAGATCAGTACTCGAACTTCTTCTGCTGTAGCATCAACGACCTCAGTTGTCTGAACGTCACTGCCTCTGCTGAATCGGATCTGATAAGTTTTCTCGTATGTCGGTTTCAGCTTCATCTTTCCTTGGCATCGAAACGTTGTGAAATAACTATTGCGTATTGTGTGTGGGTCTTGTTCCAGACTTTCTGAGCAATCTTAACGTAGTAGTGCATTTCAGGGTTGAACTTTATGCCAATATACTTTTCCAGATACTCCACAACGGACTTATACTGCACACACTTAACTTCCGTACTATATCGTGAGACGTTGAACTGAAGGTTTTTACCAAAGACCCATACCATGCGGTTCGTATTCCGGTCAACTTTGATCTCCATCGTATCGAAACCCGCATTATCGAGAGTCTGAACAAGGCTGGCATTGAAAACTACGACATTTTTGTTCTTGGTGTTGACTCGGATCTCGTTTTCATCCGGCATCGTCACCTTATGTTGAGAAGAGACATTGACGTTGAGCAAGTCCAAACCGCTCCAGTCATTTTCCATCAACTCTGCCACAACTTTCTTCTCTTCGCGTTTGATGGCTTTCTCTTCACGTTCCATTTCAGGAACCTCGAAACTCTTACGTTCATCTGTCTTATTGATGAAGTTACGCCACTTCTGGTCTAAGTCATTCCAGTACTTAGCACCATGAGGATTATCGTCTCTGATTTTCGTGACATCGAAGGCATAGGTGATAACCATCAGACGCGGCACGGTCTCAAGGTACTCCTGAACTGTCTCAGGGTTGTCTTCATACTTGAACTGGTTGTAAAGTCCAGCAAACATTGTGTTCATTCCGTGATTCTGTAAGAACCTCTTGAATGTTGTAATGTCTTTTTTGTTCATATTCTCTTACTTAATGGGTTAGTAAAAAGTGAGGGCAGAGGATTTGGCAGCATATTGTGGAACTCTACTACCTCGTCCAATGTCCTCATTTATTTTTCTCTGTTAATCTCGGAGTTCCACCTACGAGACGTTTTCGGCTGCAAAGATAGACTATAGTTTTGATACTTGCAAGTGCCTGTGTTTCTGTATGTTAATGGTGGTTCTACCAAAGTTTTGCAATCTTTGGTAATCTTTGGTATGTTTTGCAAAACGAAGGCAATCTTTAACTTTAGCTTTAGTTTTTTACGTTTTGCGGCAGTTTTTGCCTGTTATAACGTAATTATTCAAAAAATCCTGACTGAAATGTTAAAGTTGAAGCCGATGTTTCTGCAAAAGATTGGCTGTTTTTGACCAAAATGTTTTGCTATCTTTTGCAAACTTTGGTAAAAACGGCATTTTTGATTTTAACACTTGAGAAAATGTCATTTGCAAGTTTGAAAACTATAGCTTACCTTTGCAGCGCAATCGAGTGGAAGCGATGCAATCCGACATGAGTATCAAGGCTTCGGCACAAGATATTAGAGACCCTGCAAAAGACTTCCACCTTTTGCGGGGTTTCGCCTTTTTTGGTGTTTCTCAAATAGTTCGATCCGTTGCAACTAAAGAGAGAGTAAAACCACAAGATAAAATGCACCTGATTAGTAACAGAACGCTAAACCTGCAACGTCCAGCCCTGACGACAGGTCACACCGAAGCCCAGAGGGTAAAAGTAAAGCGAAAGACTGAGACTGCGATTGGAGAGTCCTATCTGTTGCTCGGATCTGAAGGAAGTTTAATCCAGAAGATACAAATCTCCCCTAAGAACCCCTCTTTCGGAGGTAAAGGGCAAACTATATACTTAATCTAAATAAAAATTATGGCAAAAGGTATTCAAATTCTCACGGAAGAAGAGGAAAGAATCTATCTTCCGAACAAAAAACTCCAACTGACAGACAAGGCCGAAATACAAAGGCTGAGAAAAGTCATTGAGGAAAAAGATGCTCTTATCACAAAGTTCAAGCAGTATGATGAACAGCGAAAGGTCTATTGTGAACGTCTCAAGAAAAATAACGAGTTGATTGAAGAGCGTTTCAAAGAACTTGCATCTGCTGTTGATGATTGCGAGGACATTGATGATTCAACAAAGGAGTACTACAAAAACATTATCGACCGTTTCCAGATGTTCAGTTCACAGATGGTGACACATCGTGACAAGACAAAGGTTAAAGGCTCTTTGAACAAGGTTCAGCGTTTAGCAGGCTATGTCAATGACATGGATCTCATAATCAATGACATCGACCAAGAGAAGCGTGACGAGTTGAAGTTTGTCCTGAACAAAATGCGTCTGGAATGCGAGAAGACATCGGCATTACTTGAGAAACTAATTATTGCATTTAATATTGATTGATATGGAAATAGAAATTAAGAGAATTACGTCATGGGAGCGTGTTCTGAACGCTTGCCGCATGACTGTTAACAAGAAGTATTTGGAGAAAGAACCGAGTGACGATTTCAAGAAGAAACTTGTGAGGTCTGAACATTCGCCGTTGCGTATGCTCGAATTCGACATCACCATACGGCAACTGCCGTACTGGATTCATGCTGAACTCTGCCGTCACCATATCGGATTGGAGAAATTCGTCACCACGTCCAGACCAGATCGCACACATTCGGGGCTGACACGTCACGAACTGCCACAGGATGCTTTGGTGTCAATGACATTGGCAATGAACGCACAGGCAATCATTAATGTCAGCCGTTTGCGCTTGTGCCGTATGGCTGCACCTGAGACTCAGGAGGTGTGGAAGGCTGTCATAGACAAGCTGAGAGAGGTAGAACCGATCATAGCCGATGCCTGCGTCAGAAATTGTGTCTATCGTGGCTTCTGTCCTGAGATTCAGCCGTGCGGGTACAGTCAGACCCAGCATTGGCGAGACCGATTGGAACAGTACAGGTCATAACGAATAAGGGGTGTAACGAAATGCTACACCCCTTATTTTAGATATTATGCTTCTTTATTTCATCGGCTATTGTTGAATCCAGCAGCTTCGCGTAAGCCTGTTCGGTCTGTCGTATCGAGGAATGACCAAGGATCCTGCTTACGACGCTTATAGGCACTCCGGCATTGAGCAACATGTAACCACATGACCTACGCCCGTCATGGCTCGTAATGGACTTATCTATCCCTGCTGCATCTGCCACAAGTTTCAGTTTCGTATTATATTTCTGATTTGGCAGTTTTGGCAGCTTGTAGCCGTATCTTTCGAGAATTGCTTTCGCTTTCGGTGTCAGCACGAAAGTAAATAGTACTCCAGTCTTTGAACGGATGCCACTGAACACGGCATAATCTTTGGCGTTACGGCATTGTGTGAAGTCATACAGCATCATATCGACATAGCTGAGACCTGTGAAGACCTGTATCAGAAATAAGTCTCTTGCCTCTGCCAGACTCTTCGTAGGCATGTCTGAAGATTCTACGCTACCAATCTCTTCCTTTGTCAGAAAACGGTCTATCCTGGTACAGCCTTTGTCTATCTTAATCCGTTTGGTAGAGTAGGGGTTATCCTTGATATACCCGTCAACAATAGCGTCGTTGATGAAGACTTTCAGGTTCTTGTGCATAGAACCGATACTTGCTTGGGAATATTTTCGTTCAACATCGTTTCCAAAGCGGTCTTTCTCTTTCCATGTCACGGCATGGAGATATTCGTCAAAGTCCCTGATACCTTTTTCTGAGATATCGGAGAAGAAACGCATCTTTCCCCATTCTGAGAATCTCGAATAGAAGGTGTTGTAGGCTTTCTTTGTGTAGTCACTGACCTGTCTCGCCTTGATTCTTTTATAGATATAGTCCTCAAAGGTTATATCCACGTCTTTCTGTTTGAGTAGGGTAGGGATGGCATTGATGTCAATACTGTCAGCATCAACCATGTCACCGATGATTTTAAGTGCTTTTTTACGAATGAGCATGAGGTTGGCATTATCTTCGACAGCGTTAATTGACTTGATACACTCATGCACGGAATCCCACTGACCGGGGAAGCATTTGACACCAGTGGCTACGAATTTCTGTTTGCTGCCATAGGTGATCCTGATGTCTATCGTTCCTTTCTTGTCTGAACTTGCAGTATGTTTTCTGTCAAAAACAAATTTTATCTGAGGTATAATCATAATCTTTTCTTTTAGTCATTAAAACGGG